GTAGGTCTTGCTGAAAACATGGATGATACACAGACTTTAATGAATGGTTTTATGAGAATGGCAGTCGATAATGCTGTATTGTCAGGTAACTTACTTATAGAGGTAGACGAAACAAATCTAGTTCCGGGACAAGATTTATCAGTATATCCGGGAAAAATATTTAGACGACAAGGCGGCGCCCCGGGACAAGCTATCTTTGGTACAAAGTTTCCAAATGTATCAAATGAAAACATGCAGTTATTTGACAAAGCTAGACAATTAACAGACGAAGCAACAGGACTACCATCATTTGCACATGGTCAAACAGGTGTTACAGGTGTTGGTAGAACAGCGTCAGGTATATCTATGTTAATGAATGCAGCAAGTGGTAGTATAAAAACTGTAATTAAAAACGTAGATGACTATTTATTAGCACCTCTCGGTAAAGGTATGTTTCGTTTTAATATGCAGTTTGACTATGACCCTAAGATAAAAGGTGATTTAGAAGTTAAGGCTAGAGGAACTGAAAGTCTCATGGCTAACGAGGTTAGGTCTCAAAGACTTATGCAGTTTATGCAAGTTTCATCAAGTCCTGCTCTTGCACCATTTGCAAAGTTTCAGTATATTATTCGTGAGATTGCAAAGGCACTTGACTTAGACCCTGATAAGGTTACAAATAATATGGATGAAGCTGCAGTACAAGCAGAGATAATGAAAGGTTTTCAACAACCCCAAAATGAGCAACAACCCCCTGTAGCAGGTGCTAACCCTGCAGACCCAACAGGTGCAGGTGGTGGAACAATAGGAACAGGACAAGCACCAGTTCCGGGTGAGCAAGGATTTACAGGAGTACCTCAACAAGGTGGACAAACAAATACTCAGCCAACTCAAGCCGTTGGTCAACAACCACAAACAACTCCAAGCATTCAATAGTTACCTAGAAGAGTTAATTACTCAACAACATAGGGCTATGGAGCAAACAGAGAATGCTGTATTAATGCACAGGTCGCAAGGTGCGATTGCTGTATTGCGTAAGCTAAAGTTATTAAGAGATGAAGTGAATGGCTAGTTTAAACGAACAGACAGAAAAAAGTTTATATGAAAAACTACAGCTTCCTAAGTTTCGAAGTAAAGAAGAAATAAAAGAAGGTCTTAAAAGTTTAGCTATAGGACCTGTTACAGGCACATTAGGTCTTCCTTCTGATATATTAGACTTAGCTAATTTAGCAAATGACTTATCTGCAGATTATACAGGTAATGTTTTAGCTAAAGCCATACAACCTAAATTAAATGAAATACAAGAAAAATATGGTAGAGATGCTTTTGATAAAGGATTTACAGAATTAACAGGTATAAAGTCAGATTCATCAGATGTTAATCAAATGGTGGGCGAACTTGTATCACTTGGTGGATTAGCAAAGGCAGGTATTTCAGGTGTTAAAACTGCAACAAAAGCTGTAAAAGATGTAGCAGAACAAACTAAACAAGCATTTCAACCAAAAGCTGTTACACCTGAAGGTATTGCTATGCCCATACCTGAACAGCCTAAAGGTGGACAAGTCGATGAAATGATAGGTGGTGCTAAAGCTATAGATGAATTAGCTAAAGACCCTAAATATAAAGACAAAATTCCTATGTCTCCAACAGTGCAAAAAGGTTTAGATGTAGGTATGCCAATGTCTATGGCTAAATTAGTTGAGTACAAAGATTTAGAAAGTAAGCATAACAAAATTTTAGACTCTTTCCAAAAAAATCCATCTAAAAATATTGATAGTATAAAAAGTATGCTTACTCCTGTAGAGTTGGCTTTTCTAAATGAAAAACAAATTGGAAAAGATATAAATGCATTTTTGGAATTTGGAGACCCTGATGTTGATAATTTTGACCAACAGCTAACTAGCCTTGCTAAAGCATTCACTGCTTCAGAAAATAAACTACCTGTACAAGAATTAATATTAAATAATATAGACGATGTTAAAGTATTTTTAGAACAAAAAAGATTTGCAGAAACAGGCGTTTATATGGGTAAAACAGGAGAATATTTAGATGAAGTAGGTCCTAATCAAATTAGATTTGAAATACCTGATTTAGATGCAGAACTATTATCTGATGGACTGACCACATTAAAAGGAATAAATGGTAATACTTTAGGAAATATTTTATCGCATGATATGTTATATAGTGCATATGACAAACCTACAAGAGTATCAACTTTTGCTTTACAAAAACCTATGGGTTCTGTATATCAACCAATATCAGAAATACCTGTTGTATTATCTGACTTTGTAGAACAGGCATCATATAGACCACAAGATGACACGATATTTATAAATCCAAATATTTTAGACAACCCTGACGACCCTTTTAATAACACTTTTAGAGAAAGTTTATTACATGAAATACAACATGCTGTGCAATTTAGAGAAGGATTTGAAAGTGGTGCAAGTCCAGAAAACTATTTACCTACTCATATACAAGAGTCCTCAATAGGTCAAAAGTGGCAATCAGCTTTTAATGATACAGTAACTGTAAAAGAAACAGATGGAACAGAAGTAGTGCATCATGTTCCATTTGCTAATTCATATAAAAAAGTGTTAGAAGAAGATGCTATAGCCCAAGGGGATTATGGGGGTATAGATGAAATATCTGACCTTGGTTATTTAAATGAAGTTATAGAAAAAGCAGATAAAGTTGCAGCTAAAATAGATAATTACACTAAAATAAATGAAGGTAGTGCAGGTGCTACACTTAATTTTGAAAAAGAGTGGGTTAATTTTGAAAAAAAGTATAGACTTTCAGATAATACTGAAGAACATTGGAATAACATGTTAGACTATATTGTAGATTTTGCCCCAGATGGTGATAAAATAAGCAAGTTAGAATCTGATTTAATTAAAATTTCTCTACAAAAAAGGTTATATTCTAAAGCAAATTATATAGCTGAACGTAATTATTTTAAAACAGCAGGTGAGATAGAAGCGTTTACTGTTGAAGAGAGAGATAAATTTACTCGTATGTTATTAGAACAAGGCAAGACAAAAAAAGAAGTTTTAGAAGCGTTAGGAAGCATATCACCAAATATAACAGCAGAAATGACTTCAACTATAAAAGCATTAAGTGATAAAGGAGATATAAGTAAAGAAATACAATTACCTAAAGCAACAATGCCATCTCCTGAAGAAAAAATAATATATCCTTCTGATTTTGAAGAACAACCAATAGGTGCTAGAAGTCAAGATGTTTTAGATGAATTAGAATCTATAGATGCAAAATTTGAAGAAGTAGGTTTAAAAGGCAATAAAATGAACAAAGGTGGAGTACCAACAATGCAAAAGAAAAATATAGAATCCCAACAATTAGAACTGTTTGGTGGAATGAAAGACCAAGGGGGTACAAAAGACCCTGTATCAGGAAATGATGTTCCTGTAGGTTCAACCAAAAAAGAAGTTAGAGATGATATACCTGCACAGCTAAGTGAGGGAGAATTTGTCTTACCTGCTGATGTAGTTAGGTATCATGGCTTAGAAAAGATTATGGGTTTACGTGACCAAGCAAAACAAGGTTTAAATAAGATGGAAGCTATGGGTCAAATGGGTAATTCAGATGAAGCGACATTACCTGATGATACACCATTTATGGCACAGGCAGGTGGTGTAGCAGGTGTAAACGTACAAGACCCTGCAGAACTAACAAAAAAAGACTCTATATTTAAAACAAGAAATCCTTATGGGCAACAACCTCAAATGCCACCACCTTTTATGCCTATTATAGACCCTCCTACACCACCTAAAGTTGAAGCACCTGAACAAACACCTAGGACATTTGAAGACGTGATGGGTGGTGTAGGATATGGTCAATTACAACAACAGGTTAGTAAGTTATATAAAAATAATAAAACAGGAGAAACAAGAGTAATACCTTTTGTTAATGGTAAACCTATATATCCAATACCTGCAGGATTTGTACCGATTGAAGAAGCAGGTGTAGCAGCACCTGAAACAGGAGTTGATACAGCAAAAGTTGATACAACAAAAGTAACAGAAGATAAAGATAGAGATAGACAAACAGCATCAGGTGCAACAGGTAGTTTTAATTTAGGTGATATAGACTTTGCAGGTATAGGTTTAGGACTACTTAATCCTCTTTTAGGTATTGGCTATCAAGCACTTAAAAGAGAAAAGGGTGATACAGATTTAACAACACGACCCCCTGAATTTGGTCCTCCATCAGCTAGACGTAGCCCTACAGGTTACTCTGCTCTTGGAAATACTATGGTTACAGGACAAACAGGAACAAATGTAGGAGATAAAGACGTAAATACAGGTGGCACTTTTAATAATAGTTTTGCTGTTGATACAACTTCTTCTGATTTGCATACCTATGGTGGTGCAAAACGAAATGAGCAAGGTCACACTATTTATAGAACAATTAATGAACAAGTTAAGTCTCTTAAATCTGCTGCTAAAACAGGATGGTTTGGTGGTCCTTTGAGTGCTATGGAATATCAGGGGTTGACAGATGATGCTAAAAAAAGGTATAATATGTTTACACAAGAATTTAAAAGATTGGGTGGAGATATAGATAGTCAAATATATGGAACAATAGATGAAAACGGTAACTTAGTCAATAGTGATAATTATAATCAGTATTTAAATGCTATAAAAAATGAAAATATTGGTGGTTCAGGAAAAACACCTGAAAAGGAAGGTGAAGGTTATTTAGTTTCTAATGGTAAGGCATACAAAGGTGAGTACATTGTTAATAAAACAACAGGTGATTTACAATTTGAAAAAGAAGGTGGTGGAACTATTGTAGCAGTTACAGGACCTGACGGAACTGCAAAAGTTGGTGACTTAACAGGTTCAGGATTAAAAACAAAAGATGAGATGGCAGCTGATGCAGAAAAAGCCCAACAAAAAAGAGATGCAGAAGCATATCAAAAACAATTAGCAGACAAAGAAAGACAAACTAGATTAGAAAAAGCTGCGAAAGAAGCAGTAGAAGCAAGAGCAAGACAAAGACAGGCAGAAATAGATAGAGCAAGAGCAGATGCAAGAGAAGCAGAAAGAGATGCGGCTAGGGCTGCTCAAAGAGAAGCAGATAAAAAAGCTAGAGAAGAAAGAGTAGGGAGAGGTTCAGGCACAGGTAGAAGAGGTGGACAAGGTATTGTTCGTGCAAAAGGTGGTCTAATGACTAAACCTACTAAAAAGAATATGAAGCGTGGTGGATTGGCTTCAAGATAACAATTCACATAGATGGCTACTTATCCCCCAACTAATTGGCTACGATAACCCCAAAGGAGAAAACGATGGCAGAAGCTATGGTAAAGGAAGCAACACCTAAGAAAGTTGCATTTGCAAGTAAACCTAAAAATATTGAAGATAGAATTAAGAAAGATGAAGAAGAACTAAAAGAACTTCTTGATGAGAAAAAAGAAGAGGACAAAAAAGAAGAAGAAAAGAAGGTTGAAGAAAAAGAACCTGATAGTCCTGAAGAAAAAACTTTTAAAAAAAGGTATGGTGATTTAAGAAGACATACTCAACAAAAAGAAAAAGATTTTCAAAGTCAGATAGATGAATTAAGAAAACAACTATCTGATGCAACAAAAAAAGAAATGAAGTTGCCTAAGTCTGATGAAGATATAGAACAATGGGCAAAAGATTATCCTGATGTTGCAGCGATTGTAGAAACGATTGCTATGAAAAAAGCATCAGAACAAGCTAAGATACTTGAAGAAAGAATAAAATCTATAGATGAGTTAGGTGCAACTGCTGCAAAAGAGAAAGCAGAAGCAGAGTTATTAAACATACATCCTGACTTTGTAGATATTAGAGAAAGTGATGATTTTCATAATTGGGCAGAAGTACAGCCTAAATGGGTACAAAATGCTTTATATGAGAATGATACAGATGCCCTCTCTGCAGCTAGAGCAATAGACCTGTATAAGAATGATAAAAATATTGGCAAACAAGAAAAGCCAAAGAGTACAGGTAAAGAAGCTGCAAAGGCTGTAAAGACTACATCAGGTACATCAGAACCACAGACAAGCGATAGTAAGTCTTATATAAAAGAGTCTGATGTGCAAAAAATGTCAGCAGAACAGTATGAGAAGATGGCAGACGAGATAATGGAATCTATTAGAAGTGGTAAGTTTATATACGATTTATCAGGTTCTGCTAGATAAAATTAAAATAAATAGTTGACAAACAATGATTTGTGTGTATAACTATGAGTGTAAAGCTGTAAATAATCCCTGTGTAGCAATATACAGCAACATTATGTACAGCTAATTTAGCAAATAACAAGAATATTAGACCTACTCTGTCGAGTAAAAGCCCAATTATGCCACGTACAAGTATGATTGCACCTTTGAAAAATAGACCCCTGAATAAACTAGATATTTTGCATTTGTTTGTAGTATAATTAAGGAGAAATACTATGGCGTTTAAAACAGCTGCTGGTTATGGTAATCTACCTAATGGTAATTTCTCACCTGTTATTTATTCGAAACAAGTCCAACTTGCATTCAGAAAGAGTTCTGTTGTAGAAAGCATTACTAATTCTGATTACTTTGGTGAAATTTCTAATATGGGTGATACCGTTAAGATTATTAAAGAACCAGAAATCACAGTTAAGGAATATGCTCGTGGTACAATGATTCAACCACAAGACCTTGACGACGAAGACTTCAGCTTAGTTGTTGACCAAGCAAACTATTTTGCTTTTAAAATCGACGACATAGAGGAAGCACATAGTCACGTAAACTTCTCTCAACTCGCAAGTGACAGAGCAGGTTACAGACTTAAAGACCAGTATGACCAAGAAGTTCTTGGTTATCTATCAGGATTTGCACAATCCTCAATCAACTCCGTAGCGAGTTCAGCAAACTCAACTGTAAATGGTACAAAAGCTGTATCAACTGCAGGTTCTGATGAATTGCTAACAAGCATGAAGTTGAGAAAAGATAGTTTCGGTAACATCACTACTTCAAGTGCTGGAGACCATTCTATCCCACTCGCACCACGTATGCCGGGTGCTACTGCACAAGCAACTGCTACTGCTACACCATTGCAAGTTATTGCAAGAATGGGCAGACTGTTAGATACACAATTTGTAGATACAGATGGTAGATGGCTTGTGTTACATCCAACTTTTATCGAAGTGTTAAAAGATGAGGACTCAAGACTTCTCAATGCAGACTTCGGTGAATCAGGTGGATTAAGAGCAGGACTATCAATCGGTAAGATACATGGCTTTGATGTTTACTCATCAAACAATTTACCTGCCGTTGGAACAGGTCCGG